CTGATTTCTTTGTCGTGTTGCTTAAGCTTATCTTCGTGCTGTTTTACCTGAGCTTCAAGTTCCATTCCCACATGACTACCCCTTCCTCTCTCAAAATAAAAAGCACACTCGAAAGTGTGCTTAGATACGATAAAACAAATCAAAAGCCGCATACGTAGCTCTTTGTTCCCAGTTCGTTCCTGTCGTGAGATAACCAAATTTTATATTTGCATCTGCTATAGACGAATCATTCGCTGAATAGCCGCCAACACCAACTGAAACTGGCACAAACGTAAATCCTGTAACTTTTGTTGATCGAACATAACCAATCAAGGTTAATGAGTGTCTAGGGATCGCCCAAGATTCCAAAGCACAAATGTATACCCCTACATCATTTTGACCACCAGTAACATTAACTCTAATGTGGATTTCGCCGTTAGAGGTTTCTTCAATGTAAGTTGGTCCGCTAAGATCAACACTATTTGGTAACATACCACTACGCAGTGCTGGCTCAAAGTATCTTAAGTTTCCGCTAGCCGAATCAGTGGTTATATTGTCTACTCCCATATCAGTATATTTTTGATGGTCACTATATGGCACTGTCCATAATCCGCACTCAAGTCCGGCATCGTGAATTTTATCAATCAATGCTTGATTCACAGAAGCTTTCGAGTAATCAAAACTTGGAACGAAATTATTTATTACACATTTTTGAATCATTTCTTCTGAATACTCGCTGATTAACCAATGCATCACCGTATAAGGCATTCTTTGTCTCATCTTAACTAATACTTCATAGGTAAAACAAATAATCACACATTTGTTTAATAACCCTTTTCTACGAATGACGGTGACGATTGAATCTAGTTGTGCATCGGTAAAATCTGTTTTAAGAGGTGTAATTTCAATAACTGGAACTATTCGTGCTTTTATACATGCATTCAGATATTGTTCAAATGTTGGAATTTTTTTCTCTACATCAGATAGAGTATTAATACCATTGCCCGTATCTAATCTTAAGGCTTCGATTTCACTTGACGTTTTATCCATAAAATTCCCAGTTCCATTCGTCATTCGATCTAAGGTTCTATCATGGAAACAATACCATTTCCCATCTGTGGTAAGTTGGATATCCGTTTCTGCTCCCCAATGTCTGCTTGTCTTTTCGAATGCAGCGATCGAATTCTCAGGATAAAAGTAATTGTTCCCCCTATGGGCTATAAATTTTGTTGATGGAGTAAAAGATTGTCCGAATCTCGCAAGAGTTTGCTCCGCAGTTCTTTTAGGAGTCATTGTTTTTAAATGTGAAACTCCATTTTCTGCTTCTTCTTGAGTCGCCAGATGTGCTTTGAAGTATTGATCCGTTCTCAGCGGAGTCATCGTTTTTGTATTTTCTTCACCTAATTCTGCCTCTTCTTGAGTAGCAATATTTTCTCCATGATAGGCCGCGATTATAGACTCGATAATTGTTTTACCGTTTGCTTCAATTTCAACGATTAAACGTAAATCTTTCACTTCTAATAATGCAGATGTTACACCATCTGATATCGCACCAGCGTCATTAGTGCCATTTCGTTTAGTCGTCGCATAGACCGTCAAAACGCCTGTTGAAGATAATTGATCTAGTTGCGTAGCAGTCAGTGTTTTTGATATTTCTACAAACTCAGATGTTTGATTGTTTACTAAAAATTCTGACGTTCCATCGGTATATTTTAGATATAGTTGACCATTTTTCGAAGCATTAGCACCACTACCTCTCAAAGTAGATTTAATAGTGACACCTTTTTGAATTGATTTAAAGCATGTAATTTTTTCAGCATCAGTTGTTGTTTTCCCGAAAATATCAGGATATCGATTTGCAAATACTTCAATAATTTTAAAAGGCGTTTCAATCTCAGCTCCACGCCCGACGATTTTAGTCTCTGCTCGAACAATTCCATCATCTGAAAGTAAGTCTTCATAGTCTTTTTCATTGAATGGAACCATGCCGCCGTTAATCGGTGTTAGTCCGCTGTCAGCTTGCGAAGGTGTCCATTCGTCCATTGCTTCGAGTGATCCATTGATTAGTTTTTCCTCACCATACCTTACTGTTGTAGAAATAGTTGAGTTGGATTTTACGAGCGGTTTAACATAAATATTTGTGTATTCCTCCAAAACTGTGACTTGTACCATCGATCTACCGATAGACCCTTTTAAAACTGATGATCCATTGAACGAAACATACGTGTTGTCACTCTTTTTACATGCTAATTGGGCAAATACATCAGCAGTCCCTGCAGTGTTATCAATTTGAACGGCGTAAGTTACTAGATCATTTGGTTTAAAAAGATTGCTGACAACTAAATTCGTTTCTTTATATTGTGTTTGAATAAATGTTACTTCACTTAATGTTGAGCTTGTTCCGTTCCGTAAATTAGGCTGTCCGTGAACAACCCCCACGTCTTCGGCAGCGGGATAAAAAGATTCAATATTCATAATTTCGCTCTTAGAAACAATGATCGCTTTAATCCACATTTCACCGGTAGTGTAAAATGTCATTACTTCATTGTCGGTGGTTCCCGTACTTTCTACGCCGACCCACGTGTAATTTTGTGTCAGTGTCGCTGAACCTCTTTTTTTGTCGAAACCTAATTGAATTATTCCTGTTCCTTTTGCCAATGCGTAAAAGAAAAATTTTTCATTGGCTTTTGTGGAATAACCGTATTTTAATCGTTGGTCAGAAGGTTGAAAGACACCCGTAACTGTACCATTATTTGATTTAGCATGAACAACGTCGTCTACAAACTCAGAAAGATTTCCCGCTGGTTGATGATAAGACCAATTTGTTATACCGTTTTTGAAATCCCCGTTTAAGATAATATTCGTGTACGGCAAATCCTTAACAAACCGACTCGCCATTCCCTCAGTTCCATTAACCAACAATTCTTTTTTCAAGATTGTTGACTCAGCGCCACCTATCTGATCGATCACGTTAGCGGAACTTTCTTCTTTATTGAAACTCTCTTCTTTTGTCCAGAAGTTCCCATTTTGAAAATCGTCAAGCGCTTGACTAACTGTGTCTAACGCTTCGGCCACAGCACCTGAGATCGTACCTTGAACCTCCGTTGCTGTTTCATTTATGCTTGCTTCGTAACTATTAATCTTACCTTCTAAAGTAATTAAATCAGTTTGAATTCCAGCAAAAGCTTGAGATAATTCTACAACATAATCATCTTGTTGTTGTTTAAGATCAGCAATATTTTCTTCCTGAAGCTTTTGCAATTCTTCAATCAGTTTATTGAATTCAGATATAACCGTTTCGGCTTCACTGGCGTTCAAATCGGCATTATCCAGTACAATAACTTCAAAGTCTCCTGTTGTTGCAACAACTCCGTTTTTATTAGTAAATTGAAAATACGCACGTTCATAAGGCCCTGCAACTCCAAACGCCTCACTAGGAAACGTATACTGGAACAATCCCTTTTCTGCATCGTTTAATGCGGCACCATCAGAATCAATCACCTTCGTTTGGAAATTATGAGTATTTCCCATGAAAGTAATTGTTAATCCTGTTAAATCAAATGGTGAGCCGTCTTCATTAATTACACTGATCTTTTCCGTATAACTCTTATTATCACCAACACGGCCGTGAACGATATGTCCGCCTGAAAGTTCTTTGCCTATGTCTAAATTCAGCATTCTCCATCACCTTCTCTCAATTTTTCTTTATATTCTTCTGGTCCCCAGATTTGTTCTAACTTGTCATTGTTTATATCATCCGCCAAAACTAAGCGTTCATGTTCATGGCCTCTGCGTTTTGCTTTTAATTCCCAAGTAAATCTAATATTCGGTTTATCAGAACATACTAAAAAAGCATCCGATTTAAAATCAGACACCCAAACTTTCGCATTATCATAAGGTTGTAAAAAAACTTCGTACGGAATGTCTAAATTAACAGTGTCACTAAAGATTTCGTCTATCGGAACCCAAATCTCGCATTTTGAGCTTGTTACACTTCTGCCGACATCTCCTAAATAGCTTTCAGCTGTTTCATAAGCTGGTGTTGCTCTAGCACCATCTCTTGTTAGGTGTATTGCATTTTTGGCACCAGTAACAGTGAAATCTCCTAAAACCAATAACCTAGACGTCGACATTTCAGAATGACTATCACCATACATTCTGAAATAAAAACTGCTATTGACACTAATTATGAGGGTCCCATTTGTCGATTTATCCCCCCAAATAGATATGATTCTTTTGTTAGGATCTTCTGCGTCACTAGCATTTTTATAAAACCTTAATGCGCTTCGCTGCATTCCTAACAGAAGATTATCTGAGAAGTCTTCTGTTTCTTGTATGATTTCCGCCCCTCTAATTTTTCCACCATAAATTTCACTACCATTAATAGTTACTCCTTCAATATTAATAGCTTTAAGAATCCCTGTGTGAATTGCTGATGCGTTAACGCCTTCTGCTGTTATCGCCGAACCAAATGTTTTACCACCATCTGTAGAAACGCCTAACCCAGCAGAATTTAGAATCACCAGACGATTGCTATTATCTTTTTCTATAGCAAGTATTCCATTTTTAGTGAACTTTAATTCTGTCTGTGCATTCAATAAATCAGAAGTAGCGGATTGAATCGCATCGGAAAGCCAGTTATTAGGAATTTGTTTTATTCCATTCGCAATATCAGACCAGTTTTTTGAATTTGTCGAATCTGCTACATTTTTTTGATCAGCAGCATTCAACGAATTACAAGTTACGCTTTTATATATCGAATTACCTTGAACATCAAAACTTTCATCAATTCCAACGATTCTAATTTTTTGCTGAAAATTTAAGCCTTCATCAATAGCAAGAATATAATCTCCCGGTTTTGGCAAAGAATATTTGTATCCTGCTTTTTGTAAATCTTCTACAGTCAGAGAAACGGCAATACCATATGATGAATCAACGAAGTCTTTTACTTTATTGTACAAATTAATTGAATTGGTGAATCTCTCATCAACAATAGGATCAGCTTCTAATTTTCCATATATACTAGCCAATGGGCTAATATATTCAACTTCCAACCGCCCTTTAGACTCATCTTCCGAATCATAAAAAGCACCAAATCCTTTTGCATAAGTGACAAAATCACCTATGTAATGTTCTAAAACTAAATCTTGCATGTTAAATCCTTTACGAACAATTGTCGAAAGATCACTACCTACTTTCTCTACAATCGTTACAGTTTTACCGACCACTTTGAATTCGGTAGACGTACTATTTATAAAATCATTGAACAAAGCAAGCCGATTCTTCATACCGAAGTTTTGTTTCTCAAAAGCTGAAAGAGTAACACCCAATTGATAATTGTAGCCACTATTTGTGAATATTAAATCAAGATACGCTTTCGCAGTATTCGATCCATTTAAAATAGTATAAACGGAAGACTTTCCCATTTTAAAGAAAAATTCATGAATCGCATCAAATTCAACTGTCACAGATTCGCCATTATCCACTGGTAAAGCATACGTAATATAATAAAGTTCATCTTGAAACTCTACAGACCAGCCTCTATCAATGCCTGTAATGACCTCGTCACCTGTGTAAATAGACCCTTTAATGGATTTTTCTCCATTTACTTTGTGCGTATATGTTAATTCAGTTAAAGCTATAAATTCTTCGCCACGAATATTTTTAAAAACTGTCACCAATTTCACCTACTAACTTATCTATAGAAATCTACTTTATTTATTAGTTTTATTGAAGCCCCAATCATTGATGTACTATATGGGATAAATCCTCGTTCGGAAGGTTCCAATACAAAATATTCAAGGTTCGTCTGATCGTTAATATTGAGACCATTAAGAGTAAAACTTGATCCCTCTAATAAGAAAATATCACCTGATATTATAGATTTTTTACCTTCATAGCTTAGCGTGCGATCACCAATCGTCACAGTAAATTTTGTTCCAGGACTGGAATTTGCTATAACTTAAACCGCCCACGGCCATTCTAACTGACTACATGGTGCGGTCCCCTTGTACTCGATGAATCCACCCTTTCCTGACAATTCGATTGTATCTGGTTCTGTCATACCAAAAGGGACATCTGCTGTTACCAAGGTAAAACTAATCTCATAAAGTAGCCCTGCATCGCTAAATCCTTGGAAAATGTAATCTATT